GCCGCACATACGCCCGAAGTCCTCGTGTGTCAAGTTTTTCGATTCGATCCATTCAACAAGGGTCATTTTTCCTCCTGCCCACGGTGACATCATGCCACCCCTTGCAATCCGTCACAAGGGGGAGTAAGGTTCAACTACCGGGATGTCCGGTCAACACGGAAACACGCTAAATGAGAACTGAACTGGAAATCGCTGAAGACCTTTTCAAAGCCAAGCAAGCTGAGAAAGAAGCCGAAGCAAAACGGATAGCACTCGAAGAAGAACTTGTGGAACTCCTTGGCAAGCGCGAGGAAGGAAGCAAGACCCACAATGTGGGAGATTACAAGGTCGTCATTACTGGACGAGTCAACCGCAAGATCGACTGGGAGAAGTTCGACTCTGTGTCGCACAAAATCCCTGAGAACCTGTGGCCGGTGAAGCGAGCCTTGGACGAAACGGGCGTCAAGTACCTTGCGAACAACGAACCGCAACTCTACAAGGTACTCGCCCCGGCGCTAACCGTTGCCCCGGCTAAAACCACTGTATCAATCGTTATGGGAGCATGAGATGGCTATTTCACTACAAAGTCTACGGAAAACAGGAACCGCCCGACCGCCCCGCGTGGTGGTGTACGGCACTCACGGCATCGGCAAGTCCACGTTTGCCGCACAAGCCCCGAACCCGGTCTTTATTCAGACTGAAGAGGGCTTGGATGCGGTCAACGCAACGGCTTTCCCGGTATCGCACTCCTTTGGCGATATGATGGAAGCGATTGGTTCGCTGGCCGCTGAGGACCACGATTTCGCAACCGTTGTGCTCGACTCGGCAGATTGGGCGGAACAGCTCATTCACAAGCAAGTCGCGCAGGACAACAACGTGGCGACCATCGACGCCATTGGCTACGGTCGTGGCTACAAAGCTGCGGCGGATTATTGGAAGCAGTTGATGGAAGGGTTTGATCACTTGCGCACTGTGAAAAGCATGCAGGTGATTTTCCTTGCACACACGCAGGTCAAGCGGTTTGATGACCCGCTTGCGGACCCGTATGACCGCTACCAGTTGGATCTTCATCACGGCAGCGCGAGTCTGATTAGCGAATGGTGCGACATTCTCATGTTTGCTAACCAGCAGTACACCACGGTCAAGAGCGACGTTGGTTTCAACCAAAAAGTTACTCGCGCTGTGGGCACTGGCAATCGCGTTCTGTACACGCAGGAGCGTCCGGGTTGGCAAGCTAAGAGTCGCTGGCCGCTGCCGGACATGATCCCTCTTGACTACACCAAGTTTGCGGATGCCTTGAGCACTGCAATGACCAACATCATCGGAGAGTAAACATGGCTATTCTTAACTTTAGCGCGAACGCTTTTGAAGGCGTTGAGGCCCCGCAGGAGAACACTATCCTTCCGGCGGGCGAGTACACCATGCAGATCGTGCAGTCCGATTTGCGCACCACAAAGGCCGGAACGGGCCAGTATCTGTGGCTGGAGTTTGATGTGCTGGCGGGTCCGAGCGCACCGGGTCGCAAGTTCTGGGAGCGGCTCAACATTGAGAACCCGAACGAGCAGACTAAGAAGATTGCCTTGTCGCAGCTTCTGGCGATTTGCAAGGCAGCGGGGTTTGCGTTCCCGCCATCAGACTCGCAGGAGTTGCACTTCAAGCCCATCAAGGTTGTCATTAAGCACAAGGAGAACAAGCAGGGGGCATTGGAAGCCCGTCCCGGCTACTACGCCTTGAGCGATACTCCGAAGGCGGCTGTGGCTGCTGCTCCGGCAACGGCTCCTGCTGGTGCTGCTCCGAAGCCTTGGGAACGGCACAAGAAGTAACAGTTGGGGCGCGGCATTCGAGAGAGCGGTATCCCCACCCACCACCTGCTCCCCCGCGTGTCGCGCTCCTCTTCGGAGGGATGATGGTCAAGTTACCAGAGACACACGATCCCACATTGCTCGCGCTTGATGCTGCGCTGGAAGCAACCCAAGAAAGCCGCCCAAGAAACTACCTTGGCGCTTCGTCTATTGGGGATGTATGCGACCGCAAGCTGTGGCTGAATTTCAGATGGGTCAAGCGCGGCTTCATTGAGGCTGCGGGCTTGAGACGAATTAACGATGGGCATCGGGGCGAACAGGTCGTTGCAGACTTACTTCGGCAAGTGCCGGGGTTAGATCTTTCCACGGAAAAGGAACCCGGTGTCCAACATTCCTTTGAAGCATTGAGCGGGCACTTTCGCGGTAACTGCGACGGACTAATGACTGGGCTGCTGCAAGACCCAACAACGCTTTACGTGTGGGAATGCAAGATCGTCAACGAGGTCAAGTTCAAGAAGTTACAAAAGCTCGTAGAAACAGAATCATCTACGGCACTTCGTAAGTGGGACCCGGTGTATTACGCGCAAGCACAGATTTACATGCACTTCTTTGATGCGCCGAAGCACTATCTGACGGCAGGGTCGCCGGGGGTGCGGGACATTACAAGCGTTGTCACCGAGTACGATAAGGGCGAAGCTGAGAAATACATCGAAAAGGCCAAGCGGATTATTTTCTCGCCGCGTCCGTTCTTAAAGATCAGCAACGATCCGGCGTGGCACGAATGCAAGTGGTGTTCGTTTCACTCCATGTGCCATGAGCAGGACATGCCGCGTCACAAGAGTTGCCGAACCTGTTTGCATAGCACGCCACTCAAGACGGGCGGGTGGAAGTGCGAGTTGCATAACAAGGACTTGGATACCGGTGCCCAAGTCAAGGGCTGCGGAAGTCATCTATTTGTCCCTGACCTGATCCCCGGTGAACAGATAAACTCGGGGCCAAACTGGGTCGAATACAAATTGCTGGACGGGACAAGATGGAAGGACACAGCGAAGTAGACGATACGCCGACCATGATCTTCACCTACGAACAGATGCTGACGATTATGAAAGCACTCGACTTGTATGCGTATGCCATGATCATGTCGGAAAATCCGCAAGAACTGCGGGAAATTAGACACGTTGCGCAAAACATCATCAAGAACATGCCTAAACCGGAGTTAGACTCGTGATTACACTTAGGCCATATCAAAAAGAAGCCATTGATAGCACGTTCAAGTACTTTGAAGAGAACGATGGCAACCCGCTTATTGTGTTACCGACCGGCACCGGCAAGAGCGTGGTGATCGCGGAGTTTTGCCGACAGACACTCAACCAATGGCCCGACACTAAGATCATTGTCGTGACCCATGTGCGCGAGTTGATCAAGCAGAACTACGACGAACTTAAAAGCCTTTGGCCCGAAGCCCCGGCGGGGATTAATTCGGCAGGACTTGGCAAGCGGGAATACCACCCGTCCATCGTGTTCTGCGGGATACAGTCCGTGCATCGCAAGGCATCGCAGTTCGTCAAGGTCGATTTGGTTTTGATTGACGAAGTGCATCTTGTGCCCCGCAAGACCAACACGATGTATCAGCGGTTTCTGAACAACCTCAAGATTATGAACCCGCACATGCGCGTGGTGGGGCTGACGGCAACGCCATACCGGCTAGACTCGGGACTGCTGCACACGGGCAAGGACTCGCTCTTCGATGCCGTAGCCTACGAGGCTGAACTCAAGGATATGGTAGAAGGCGGCTATTTGACCAAGCTGATGTCCAAGCAGCCCAAGACGCGGCTTGATGTCTCTAGCGTCAGCATCCGTGGCGGCGAGTTTGTCCCCGGGGAACTGGAGCGTGCTGTGGACCGATCGGATGTCAACGAGTCCGTGGTGCGCGAGATTGTCACGCTGGGCGCTGATCGTAAGTCGTGGTTGATCTTCTGCGCCGGAGTCAAACACGCCACCCACATTGCCGAAATCGTTCGCGGCTACGGCATTACGTGCGAAACCATCTTTGGCGACACGCCATCTAGTCAGCGTGACCAGATCATCCGCGACTTTAAGCAGGGCAAGATTCGGGCGCTGGCGTCTATGGGCGTGCTCACAACGGGGTTCAATGCGCCCATCGTGGACCTGCTCGCCGTGTTACGGCCTACCGAGTCAACCGGCTTGTATATACAAATCATGGGTCGAGGGATGCGCAACTCACCCGGCAAGAGCGACTGTCTGGTGCTGGACTTTGCGGGCAACATTGCTCGACACGGCCCCGTAGATCGGGTCAACCCCAAGAAGCCTCGCCACACCGACGGAGAAGGCGTAGCGCCGACTAAAACGTGCCCCAAGTGCCAGAGCATCGTCTTTGCGGGAACGTCTGAATGCCCCGACTGTGGCTATAAGTGGCCACCGGCTCCGCTCGCAATTGACCAGACGGCTACAACGCTGCCGGTGATGAGCATGAACGCGCCCGCTGAGTGGCTTAAAGTCAACGCTGTTGCGTACAGGCAACACAAGAAAGCAGGCAGTCCCGATTCTATGCGCGTGGAATACCGCTGCGGATTGGCTACGTACAGCGAATGGGTATGCTTCGACCACAAGGGCTACCCGCGTGAGAAGGCCATGAAGTGGTGGCAGAGACGCATGACCGGCCCCGGAATCTTACCGAGTAGTGTTACCGATGCCATCGCCAAATCAGATTCGATACGCAAGCCCGTCGAAATCCGCGTCCGCAAGAACGGCAAGTACACGGAAATTACGGAGTTTCGGTTTATGTCCGATGTGCTCGCGGGAGGCTCGGGGGTTCTTGTATATCCCACCACAAGGCAGGAGGCTTCCTGAAGCACGCTTCTGCTCAATGCAGTGCATGGATGACTATATGATCGACAAATCACCCAATGAGAAACTGGCGCTGAATGACGCTGCCGTAGCCGCTGGACACTTTATCGAAGCGATCGGTTGCTACAACTTCACCGAGTTCACGCCTGACCAGTTTGATGAGTTCATCGAAGCTATCGTCACGGCTTACGTGGAATCGCTTCAGAGCAAGAAGGCAGACATTGAGGGTATCAGGTTCCCCTAGACTTCTTGGCTGCGGAACCACGCTCTGCCGCGTTCAATAATGCAAGGCTCCGGTGGCAGCAAACAACTGTCCTTGTAGGTCAATACATAAAACCCGCTGCCCCAGTTGAGCGGCCCTGCTTCCGTATAGTCAAACTGCGGCCCCTTGGGATCAGCCAGCGTCCCACAGTCGATGCCCCAGTGACGGCCACGGTAATCGCCCCATGGCTTATGCTCCAGCTTGTGCAAGTGACCATGCACGTAGTTCACGCCGGACTTCAGCACGCTGTTATAGGCCGAATGGATGCCGCCGGTTACAGGCCGATGCCGGACAACAGTCCAGCCCTCTGTCTTGGCATTGATATGAACGGCCCACCCGGCTCTCCAGCGTGGCAAATAGTCCAGCAAAGTAGACCCGCTTAACTCTTCCAGTTCTGGCGCGTTCTCGCACAAGTACCGCTCAAAGCGAGCATCGTGGTTGCCAATCGTTCGTATCAGCGCAGCCTTGGGGGCAGCACGCTCTAGCTCAGAGCAACGGTCCTGAACCGCTGCCAATTCGTCTTTAAGCGAAGGCTGCTTTTCCCACATATTTCTTGGATGACGACTGATCCGTGAGCCGTCCAGCACATCGCCATTCAATATGATCAAAGCCGGACTAAGCTGCTTGGCTAACCGGCATAGGGCTTCGTGTGCTTGGCTGACGATCTGAGGCCAGTAGTGTGCGTCAGACCCCACAAGCACCACGCCGTTTTTGACGTTGATGCCAATCTCTTTCTCGTAGCGCCTTTCTCTCGTTTCGGCCAGATTGTCCAACCGCTCTGCTATTTTAATTTTCTTGCTGTTGTTGTAATTGCCAACAGGTCTAGTCTTAGCCTTCAGACTGATGGAGTACTTCCCCTCCAAAAACCGACGCCGGTTGTAAACCTGTCTGATCGTAATCCCTGCGCGTTCTGCGACTTTTTTTGCTTCCCCTTTACAGGCTTCCCATACAAACCGAAATTCTTCATCCGTCAGTTTCTGAGACACGATTCACCTGTATTCCAAGTTCCTTACGGCGCTTCTGGGTGGCTTTGTCATCACGTATAGCCCGCCATTCCAAATGGCCGTCAGAAAGTCGAAACTCTTCTTTGTGCACGAGCGCACAGTCGCAACACTCTGTGTGCGTATAACCCCGGACCCGGTACCACTTGCCGTCCTCAATCTGGACCGGGGTGTACTTGTCCTTCTTTTTCATGGGCTTGACTCTACCTGCTAGCGTATCGCCTTAGCAAGAGTTCTTCGGCGGGAGTGTAGACGGCACCGCCACGAGCCATATTCCGAGTCTGCATAGCCTCAAAGAGTTTCTTGCGCTTCTCCAGCGGCGTTGCATTGAACGTGTTGGCGTTCATTAAAAAGTCTTTGTTCAATCCCATCGACGAAAAGTAATCACCCAACTTGGCTCGCTGGTCGCTGGTCAGGCTTTCGTAACTGTACGGTTCAGCGGCAGGGACTTCGGCTTCTTGAGCAGGCTCAGGCTCTTCTTCCGGCGACGGTTCTTGAGCGTAAGCGTTGTAAATGACGCTGGAAGTTACTGCGCCAACACCCGGCTTGTAGCCCAATTGAGCAAGCGCCTTATTGGCAATCCGCTGAGCTGCGGCAACGTCATTAGCGCGTTCGATCTTTTTCTCAATGGCAGACACAACGCCGCCTGTGTCGTCTTTCAAGATTTTGCTAACAATAGTTTCGATTTCGTTAGCAATCTGTTTCTGCTGGGATTTAACGTACACCCGCCGTCCAGTTCCCGCTGCAATAGCGCTGCCCGCTGCAATCATGCCGCCAAGAATAGACCCGGAGGCAATGCTTCCAACGCCGCCCAAGATCGTCGCCAAAGTGGTAGCACGAGCCAACCCCTCGGTCGTGTTGAGCGGAATCTTTTCAGCTTCGATGTTAATGGCATCGCGCATGTCAGGAGTCAGTTCACCCAACGCTCTACGTTTTGCTTGCGCATCAACACGCAATGCCCGAGC